TTTAGCAATAACCTCTGCTACTTTTTGAAAACTTGTTGCTACACCAGTGCCAGCATTAAACAGTCCTAACTTTTTATTTTTTAATAATTGTAAATGTATTTCACAAATATCAGTAACAGATATAAAGTCTCTTTTATAATTATCACTATTTTCAAACAATGTAATAGTGCCTGTTTCTTTAGCTTGTTTAGTAAACTTGCTTACCGGACTCATCATATCATCTTTGTGATCTTCAAAAGGTCCAAACACGTTAAAATAACGTAGTCCTTGAACTGTAATATTGTGTTGATGTTGATGCCAAACCCATCTATCAAAAAGATACTTACTATAAGCATATGGACTCTGTGGTTGCTTAGGAGCATCCTCGCTAAAGTCTAAGTTGGTTCCGTATACACTAGCACTCGAAGCATATTGAAAGTTTACACCTTTAGTATTACATTGATGATATAACCATTTAGAAAATTCGTAGTTCTGTAGCATAACTTTGTCTACGTCTTTTTCTGTTGTAGCAGATATTGCACCAAGATGTATTACCCAATCAAATCCTTCTACCTCCGGCAAAAAATCAGGCTGCCATTCGTACCCTGACAGCTCATAATGGTCTTGTAGATAAAATGTTAAATTTTGTCCAATAAATCCTTTATGTCCTGTTATTAGTATTTTCATCTTGTGCCTTTAAAATATTTGTTGTGCTATGTCCTTCAACTGTAGGAACAATATATACAGGAGCAATGTCATGACCAACTACATCTTCTATTTTATAGTCGCCGCCTTTAACAATTAAATTAGGTTGTAAATCTTTAATCAATTCAATTGGAGTTGGTTCGCTAAATTCAATAATCTCGTCAACATAAGGGATTAATTCAAGTTGTTGCCTACGTATTGCATAGTTGTTAAATGGTCGATTGTTACCTTTTAGCTGTTGTATTGATTCGTCAGAATTTAAACCTACAATTAAATAATCGCCTTGTGCTTTAGCTTCTTTTAAAAGAGTTAAATGACCAGTATGTAATACATCAAAACACCCGTTAGTAAACACTGTTTTTTTCCTAACATCTTTAGGCATAAGAACATATGTACCGTGATGTTTTACACTTTCTGTTGAACACGAAACAGCAACATCTAAGGCTTCTTGAAAACTCATTTCGTTAGTTAGGCCATACACAAGTCCTGCAAGAAAACAATCTCCAGCACCTGTAACATCTGATACTTCAACTTTATCTGGGTTAGATACATATCTAATATTATCTAATTCTGCTGTACATGTATTTCCACCGTTAGTAATGATTATATTTCCGTCCCATTTATCAAACCCTAATTCTTTAAATTCTTTAGAATTAGGTTTAACAAGCCATGCTCCTTTATAATAGTCTGCATGTCGTTTAGGATCAACAATGACTTTACAATTAAACTTATTACAATGCTTGATTATTCTTTGTACATTGTCAAGCACACCTTTATTATAATCACTTAGAATTACATAATCAAAATTAGATAAATCAAGATCTTCAACATCGTTTGCAATATCATCACCATTTGCAATAGTGTCTTGATCTATACGTGTAATATAATGATTATCGCTCAGAACTCTTGTTTTTATTGATTTCTCGTCATCGTAGTGAAGTTGTGTTACGTGAACACCTAACGACTCTAAGTTTTTAAATACTAATGATGCACCGCCATACGTGTCATACTCTTTAGTAACGTTTACAACAGGAACAGGTGCTTCGGGATTTAATCTAGTAGTAGTCCCGTGAATATATCTATCGATAATTATATCGCCAATGATTAATACTTGCATAACTATATTATACTATACTCCGTTGGTTTAGTCAAGTAAATTTATTACATCAATAACTGTTTTTAGTTTAGTAATATTACTCTTTCTATTAAGGGTATTCATAAGACCCGAGTGCAACGGCTTTGGCCACTTACCAAAACCGACCCAAGCAAATCCGTCATGTTCGCCGTTTAATTTTGGTAAAAACTCTTTTTCAACTACACATAGATATGTGTGAAAATGAAATTTTGAATCATTAGATATAAATGTTTCTAAAGGTATTGTTTTCTTAATATTTAATGTACCAATTTCTTCTTGGATTTCTCTACTAAGACCTTCAAAGGGAGTTTCGCCTTCTTCATTGCCGCCGCCGGCTAATCCCCAAACGTTATTTCTTTTTCCGTTTGCTCTATGTAAGAACAGGAATCTATTTGTTTCTAATGAATAAAGTAGTGCGCCACTACAAACGATATCTTTCATACTAGTAATTATGCTAGTATGTCATTCTCCAAGTGCCATTTGGATACTCGCCTTCGTAGGATAATATCCAATTTTCACCAGTCCATTTGTATTGTGTTTGTGTATTAAGGTTAGTTACAAATGCTTCGTTAGATTGTGTACTTGCATCAAATACAATGTGCCAATTTAATCCGTCCCACTCAATAATGTCGTTTTCGCTTGCAATAAAATCTGTATTATCTTCATTTTTCCAAGCATCAGCGCCGTCGACATTTTTTGAACTGCCAATGTCACCTAACAATAACAATCTTGTATTAGATGAACTATCTTGTATTTGACGAGGGTCAAATCTTGTTGGATCAATAATATATTCTACACTTCCTCTAGTACCATTAGGGCCAGTAATATCACTATCTGATGGTAAAGAATCTTCATCAAGGCTAACTATTTCCAATTCAGTTTCGTCATCAGTATTAATTTGAACAGTACCAGCTATTTCTAAACCTGTTCCTCGTTGCAGTCTAAGTTGAGTTACTCCGGCCTCGTATATAAATGGTTGTGCAATCATCCATGCAGTCCATGACTCATTGCCAACAGTACCATTTTTCATTAGTTTAGCAACACCATTAATAAACACTAAATCGTAATCTTGATACGTAGTAACAACTAATGCATCTTCATTTGTAAGTGCTTGATTTTTGCCTTCATTAATTTTTGTAGTTTCTTCATTTTCTTTAATTTTTTGCTCAACTAAACTTTGTGTGTATGCATTCTCATCTATGTTCACTTCAAGCCCATTATCGGCAAATACGGCTGTAATAATTTTAGTAATAACGCCTAACTTCTTAACTTTAGTTGGCGGGCTAATAAAGATTGGTGTATCAAGAGTTATTGTTGCAACATCAATTTCGTTTTCAGTTCCGGTTGGTATAGTTCTACTACTAAAGTTAATATTATCCATATTAACAACACTTAAACTAGTCCAGTCAATATAATTATCTGTAGTTTGTATTTCTAAACTAGGATTAAACAACATAAAGATTTGTTCTAATATTTGTAATTTTTGATCAGTATTTGTACTCCATATATCTACATTAACTGTAAGTTTGTAAGGAGTAGGCATTAGTCTTTCTACAGTATAATTTTTTCCTGAAGAATTTAAGTATTCTTGATTAGAATCATCGTAAGCTCGTTCTCTTATATTTAATTTGTTTACATAACTACTATCAGCTAGTCTTGCAGTATCCATTTCTAAATTAGTAATGTATACAGCCATTCGCGGAGCACTAGGAATTTTATTTTCCGAATTATCACGCAAAATACTTCCAACTTGTCTAGTTAGATCTCCGTACATGACTGGTACTTGAACTAAACGTCCTTGTCCGTCTTTATAACTAAACTGACTAAACAGACGAATAATCTGTGTTAAGTATCTTCTTATTTGTCCGTCATAAAAATGTTGCATTAGTTATCCGCCTTAGGTCTAAGTGCTTTAGACAAGCTCTGTCTTTCAGGAACTTGTTCTCCTGCAATATTGTTTGTACCAGTATTGTTGATAAAGCCACCTTTTTGTGTATTAGTATTATCATCGCCGTAAACAAATGCACGTTTAACGTCATAAACTTTATTCCATTTGTTATTTTTAAATTGAAATAGTCGATTAGGTAAAAAATCTGTTCTTAAAAAATAATCATTAGTTTCTGGATCGGCTGGAAACGATACTCCAAAGCCAAATGCTTCACCGTTGGGTGATATTGCATCGCCTATTATATAGCCTCTATATCCTGCTCTATCCGGTGGTGCCATTTGCGACAAACCTGCAGAGTCTTTAGTTTCAGTTAACTCAACAATACCGTTATCGTCAACAGCAAGAGAAAAATAGTGACTAATGTCGTATCCTGATTTTTGTACTTCTGTAGTAGCTTCACTAACTACGGCTTGTGCAATTTGCATTTCCTTTTCATATGTTGAAAGAATATCTCTTAAATTATCGCCACCTGGATCTTCTTCTACAGCAGGTAAATCTAAAATATCTTTATATTCTTGACCATCGTATATTTGTTTTAGTTTAACTCGATACAAGTGTGGATACCAAGTCTGTGAAAATCCTTCAGCGGCTCTATTAATATCTTCTACTACATAAAATCTTTTTAGACCAACACTAGCATCATTTTCAGCATACTCGTCTATTAAATGAGGAAGCTCAAACACGTCTCCGGGCATAAGTTTTCTACCTAATGTTTCAACAGTACTTCTTATATGTACGGTCATAAACAGTGTATCGTTACTTAAGAACAATCCAAATTGACTAAGATCAAAATCATTATCTTGTACGTTATAGATACCTCTCATTCTGTAAATATCTTTGTCGTACTTGCGGTCTCTATTTTCTAAAAACAGCATGTCTTGTATTTGTGTATGATCTTTTACTGTGGTCCCGTCGTCGGTTCCTATATATTTGTATATATGGAGATCAGTACCGCCGATGGTAAACATTTCTAGAATTTGTTTATCTAGAAAATTATAATCAGCGCCGCGTTCGGGTTTGTATAAACTAAGTCTTGGCATATACATATTTATCTTAGATAAATACTTGTACGGAGAACTTTGTCTATGGCCACTATGAAACAAGAAATTTTTGACTACGTTAATGCTATGCTCGGCGGAGGTATGATTGATGTTGAGTTAGATCCTGTACATTACGAAACAGCGTTAAATAAAGCACTCACACGTTTTAGACAACGTAGTGATAATGCAGTTGAAGAATCATACTTGTTTATGGATACTAGTATAGATGTTAATGAATATACTCTTCCAAAGGAAGTTATGGAAGTTCGCAGATGTTTTCGAAGAAGCATTGGCTCACGTCCAGGAACTTCAGCAGTTGGAGGTCCAATATATTCAACAGGCGAAACAGCAACAGAAGGACAGCAGGTATTTAATGTAAATTATAACCTAGCAAGTATAGCAACTGTTGTAGTAACTGTAAATGGCATAACAACAACTGCCTATGCAATTGACAACGACTCAAGAACCATTACTTTTAATACAGGTTTAAATTTAAACGATGTTGTAAGTATAAAACTTTACGAAAACGGAAAAAATGGCGGCGGCAGTTTATTTGATCCGTTTAGTTTAGCATATACAAATGCGTATTTGTTGTCAAGTTCAAATATGGGCGGATTAGCTACATACGATATGTTTAGTCAATATCAAGAACTTGTAGGAAGAATGTTTGGTTCGTTTATCGAATTTAAGTGGAACAATACTACTAAAAAATTAACACTGTTGCAACGTCCTAGAGCAACTGAAACTATTATGCTTTATGCTTATAACTATAGACCAGATGACGAACTATTGTCAGATTACTTAGTCAATCAATGGGTAAAAGATTATACACTTGCTACATGTAAATATATGCTAGGCGAAGCACGTTCAAAATTTGCTACTATTGCAGGACCGCAAGGTGGCTCAACTCTTAATGGTAATGATCTTAAAAATGAAGCTATGGCGGAAATTGAAAAATTAGATCAAGAAGTAATACAGCAAGTAGGCGGCGGCGTCGGCTACGGATTCACAATAGGCTAAAACCCCCACACGTTAACGCTAACTTCTTATTATGCTGTAAATACATATACAGCAATAGGAGGTCCCACAATGTGCAGTCCATTTGTACGTAAAGAAGCCAACCGATTAAACTGGATCATCAAAGGCAAACTAATTGATAGATCCTGGAGCGACGAAGAAGTCGAAAAAACCTACGATTCATACTTTAAAAGACTTTGGGGAAATAACGAAAGTTATATCCACGAAACAGGGTTTGAACAGGCTTGGAAAGAACGCGAAGCAGAAATTTTTAACGAAG